GTTCGTATTTTGAGGATTCTTTTTTAGGTTTTACAAAATCTTCTTCCTGATTCCTAGGGGTTTCTGGTTGTGTATATACAAATTTGCTGGGGTTGTACTCTAAAGGTTCATAACTAGGAATACTAAAATTACCACATTCTGTATATGTGCCATATTGATCTTTATCACTATCAATAAGACTTGTGAGATTGTTTCTATGTACTCTTACACAAGCAGGGATATCAACTACAGGTTTATGAATTTTATCTAAGATTAATACATCAGTTTTCCATATCGGTATCTTGTGAATCTCGATTTTATGTATTTCAAAACGAGGTATCTCAATCGTAGGCATCTCTTGGTAAATAAACTTCTACAAAAGAATGACATTTAGGACAGGATAAGTTGGTTATCATACTGTATTCTCCAGACCTTAAAGGATGATCGTCACCATCTAAACTATGATCTCCACCCCAGATAAGTTCAGTTTTACAGTGCCAGCAATTCATTTAATAATCGGCATAGATGGACCAGTAACTTTAGGTAGACCCTTATCTAACATCTTAGGCATCATTCCTGATACGTTTGTAAGAATCTCATTCATTACCTTTGCTTTGAATTGCTCTGAAGTTACATACTTGTAACCAAAGTACGCTGTGCCACTCATGGAAGCTACCATAATTATAGAAATTAAACTTAAAATAGTTGAGAGTTTTTGCATGATTCGTGAAGCTGTCCTCCGTGCAACAGGTAATAGCCTTATTATACTAATGCTGTTAATAATACCAACAATAGCCCCTATATACTTAATATCAGGGTTTATAACAAAACAGATAACAGATAAAGCTGATTAATTATTCTGCGACTTCGCTTGAAGTTGTAACACCTTCTTCTTCCTGCACCAAAGAAAGCAATTCTGCATACTGAGCATTTTTCATATCAAATGCAGCTTTAGTTTCTAATCTTTGATTTTCTAATTTTTTTTGCTCTTCAAGTAAAGCATTATATTTCTCAGCAAGAGCCTGTGCTTCATTTTTACGCTCTTCGCATCTGTCAGTTAGTTTTGACATAAATTTTTTGTAATTAATTCAAAGTGTAGCTACTGGAACTTATAACGGCAATACGGCTAGTACTTAACTAGGTTTAGGGTATCTGGCTTTTACAGGAGCTATTATATCTGTTTTCCATTTAGCTATACCATGGTGATAAATGTAGTCGAGTTGATCTTCAATAGGAGGATATATGCCATCTGTGGTAACAACTCCATCAACCTCTTTTCCTGTTCTTTGTCTTTTATAAACTTCTTCATTTTTAATTCTTTCAACTTCTGCTTCTACTTCTTCTTTAGTTGGAATTTTACTTTCATCAGTAAGATTTCCGTTTCCTACATACCAATATGTGATATTTTCATATGTATCTTCATCACCCACCAAACTAAAATATGGTCCACCACAAAGATTTTCAACAGCAGATAAAAAAGTGCTTTCGTATTTCATAATAAGATCTCCCAAATGTTTATTCTAGAGCCAACGTAACTATCGTTTATTTGGGCACTGTCAGTAGAAGTAGGGTTAATTAAGGCAAATGGCCTACCACCTCCACTGCCAGATTTATAAGTAGCTATAAGAGTTGAGTTACCTGTAGTTGTATAACCATCAATCTGTCCACATAACATTAAAAGTTTTGATCCGTTTGCAGCAACATATGTGTAAGTTCCAACCGCCTGGTCTGCCCTTGTTCCTCCACTAACTACAAATGAACTGGCATTAAAAGACGCTCCTATTCTTACATCTACATTACTATAATCAGCTTGGTCATTTTTGCCATAAAGGTATCCTGTGAAAGCAAGAATACTACCACTTTCCTTTTTATTATAATTACCAAAATCTGCAAACATCATTTCAGTCGTACCATTATTAGACAGTTGCCGTCTTGTTGTATAACTTAGACTAGAAAAATTAACAACGTGTGCTGCTCTTGTCTGTGCTTCATCACTAAAGAAAACACCCATTATGCCACCTCCGTTAGGTTGAACTTATATTTCTTGCCAGATCGTTTGTTAATCAAGAAAAGATCCTCTGCTCCTTCCTGTATAGTATAACTTCCGCAAGTCCCGTCAACATCATTAGCACCACCTTCGTTAGATAAATTAAGGTCATTTGTGTATATATTTCTCCAGCGTGTAGATGATGTACCTAAATCACGAGTATTGTTAGCACTTGGTATAAAATGACCGTTTGTATCAAACCGTGCAACTTCTGATTCATTAATACCAAATATTAATGCTCTAGATGTTGAATTATGGTAGATATGCATACCAGTTGAATTGAGAGCAATCGCACCAGAATATCCATTACCGTCAATTCTTAAACCACCAGCGGCATTAGAATCCATAGATACATCGCCACTACTTATAAATACACCGACATTACTTGTGGTTAATCTAACATTATTATCATTATAAAGTTTTACTTCTCCATCTGTATTAAACTCAGCCATTGTTTCATTAGCACCATCTTTAGTAATTTTTACCCCTGCTCCATTACTATCTATATAAAGAGCGCCAGTTCCAGATTCTCTTACCCACGAATTTCCACCGTCATGATATACCTGTAAATCCGCACTTGTTCCAAGTTTTATTCTACCTGAATCATTGTCTATAAGAATATGCTCATCAACATAAATACTATCAGAAGAACGCAAGCCAAAGGAGGCCGTTTCTAGCTTCTTTGTTCCATTATGGTACAACTCTACCGCACCATCTTTAATAGCATTTATCATTGCTTCAGTTCCACCTTGCAAAGTAACTTTTGTTCCGTTAGTTTTTATTTCTAAATTACCTGTTCCAGTGTCTTCAATAAATGAGTTTGCAGAATTATGGTATATCTGTAAATCACCTGCATTTCCGAATTTTATTCTGTTATTATCAGAGCCCGTACTATCGTTTAAAGTAACAACTTTATTATTACAATCAAGATTACCTCCTAGCTGCGGTGAGGTGTCATCTACTACATCTCCTCCTACACCTGTAAGATTTGAACCATCCCCTGCAAATGATGTTGCTGTTAAAACACCTGATGAAGAATTAAAAGATAAATTACTACCTGTCTTTGGTGCTAAATTACCAGTTGCAGCAGTTACAAATACTGGAAAACAAGTAGTGTCTGATGATTCGTCAGCAGCAGTTATATTTGCTGCATTTGTGGCATTAGTAACAGTTACACCAGCAATGACTGTATTTAAAGCAACGCCTCCAACAGTTATTGCATCAGCTTCAAGCGTTCCATCAAAATCACCATCAACGGCATCTATATTTCCTACAAAAGTTGTTGCTGTAACACTACCAGACGCATTTATTGTTGCTTTATCACTACCATCAATTCTAAATTTAATTAAACTCGAACTTACTGCATTATCTTCATCACATTCAATACGCAATGATGTATTATCAAGTGTTATTTCACCATTATTACTTGTATCTGAATCATCAAATCTTATATTAGGATTTTGTGCGTTTAGAGAAATATTGCCAGTACCAGTAATATTACCTGTAACATCAATACCAGCTAAAGCATCAAGATTTTTTACAGCTTGAACTTTACTACTATCAAAAGTCATGATATTAGCAGTATTTGTTACATCTTGAAGTCTGAGTTGACCAGCACTAGCTAAAATTCCAAAATCTGGGTTTGCGTCTGACTCTGTAAACAATAAATTTGGTGCGGCACTATTAATTTCTACAGTTCCAGTAAACTTTGCCTTTCCCGCATTATCAATTCTTAATCTTTCCGTAGAAGAACTAGCACCATCAGCCGTTGTGCTAAACACTAAACGACCTGGCATATCATTAGCTCCAGGTGTGCCGTCTACTTCATACGATATTCCCGCTAATTGTGATTCAGTATCAGTTCCGTCTGCTCCATAAGCAAAAATTCTAGCAACAATATCATTATTTTGAACTATTGTAGTTGCACCATTACTTGTGCCTCTTGATTTACTAAATAATATGGTTGAACCTACATCATTAGCACTATGTCTTATAAGAGATATTGATGAAGTTGCACCAGTTAAACCCTCAACCTGCAAAGCAGATCCACCAAAACCAGCAACATTATTTGAACTTGACGTTCCAACGAGCAAACGCTGTGAACTATCAACTCTTATAGCTTCACTACCACCAGTTTCAACAGAAACAGTATCAGCAGCAGGGAATCTTATTGCAGTATTGGTATCGCCAGAATGTATTATTTTATCTGGTATCGTTAAATCACTTGTAGAAGTTATAGCTCCAGTGACAGCTAACGTACCAACAACACTGACTCCAGTATCAGCAGTCAACCTTGTTGTTCCTCCAGCAGCCAAGCTAACAGTATTCGTTCCACCAAATATTCCGCTATCGCTATCTCCAAAATTTATAGCAGGTGCAGAGTTACTACCAGCAGTTGCTGTTAAAACACCTGTCATTGTACTACCTGCTTTTGCTACATAATTAGTATTTGATGTGGTACGTTCTGCAACTGTTACCGCATTTAAACCAGCAGGTGTTACAACTCTATTTGTAGCTGTTCCAGTTGTAGTCTCACTATTAGTCGCTAATTCAGATATACCCGAAACTGTAGTCGTAGCAGTAGGTGTTGATAAACTTCCTGGGCCAAATATTTTTACAATACTATTATCACTGGCTCGCATAAAGCCACCGATACTATTTATATTTGCATTAAGTGCTATTTCACCGACAGCAGGTAAATCAGATGTACTTGGAGTACTATCTTGTACAACACTATTCTTTAATTTAATTTGAATTGCCATAGTTTACCTTGACTTAATTAAAGGATACATTAATTTAGTAAGTTCCTCCACTTATTACTGAAACATTTGCAAATTGACCGCTTGCTTGAAGTATTAATAACTCACCTGTTTGTGGACTTGATACTGTCACATCAGATAAATCATTTAAACTAGAAACACTACCAGGTCCAGATAAGGTATCAATTCTATCCCAGTTATCAGGTCCAACACATAAACACCAATCACCTGCATCAAAACTTGTTGCTGGTACAACCGCTGTTCCATTACCAGGAGTTACGCATACAAAGTAAGCACCAGTTAATGTTGATGTACCTGCTGGTATTGCATTAGAAACAGTGAAACCTGCTGACGTACCAAAAGCTGTAAGTGTAACTATAGTTCCGTTACTGGCATTAAATGTTCCGCAGAATCTTAGGTTTTCTTCTGCTAATCTTCCAAAACCAACAGAAAAAAAACTGTTACCGTTAAATATTCTTAGTTGTCCTGTAGATTCCTGTAACCAAAAAACACCAGTTGGCAGATTAGATATATCAGGTGATGCTTCTTGTATAAATCCAGTAGATAAGTTTGCTAATTTATCCATTGTGATGGAGTCATTAGCTAAGAAGTTTGTACCAAAAGTACCTGTTGTGATTTTTGTAGTTGCTAAGTCAGGAATATCACCAGCAGCAAGAGTTGTTCCAGCAGTAACAATACCTTGAGCCGATACCGTTACTTTCTGATATGTACCTGCGGTTACACCACTATTTGCTATAGATAAAACACCTGTACCTGAAATTGCCAAAGGAGCAGAGGCAACTGGTATCGATACAGCACCAACTGTAGATGCAGTAGCTAAAGGTAAATCACCTGCGACAAGAGCCGTTGTTGATGTAATTAAACCTTGATTATTAAAAGTAATACCTGATGTAGTTGCACCAGTGACAGTATTATTTATTGATAATGCACCTGCTGCTGTAACAGCCAAACCACCTGTTGATGGTACACTTATACCTCCAACTGCTGACGCTGTAGCTTCTGGTATGTCACTTGCAACTAATGCTGCTGTACTCGTTATCAATCCCTGTGCGTTATATGTAATACCATTTCTTGCAGACGCTCCACCAGTTACCGCATTGTTAATTCCTAAATTACCTGATGCTACATTTAATGACCTGTCAATATTAGCTGTATTTAATTTAGCTGCTGTAATCGTCCCATCTGTAATTTTTGTACCTGCAATTCCTGATGCTATCTTTGCGTCAGTAACAGCAGAAGCAGCAATCGCAGCCGTATCAACAGCATTATCAGCTAATTCACTAGAACCAACTGCATTAGCAGCTATTTGTGTAGCAGTAATTGTATCATCAGCAATCTTGGCAGCAGTAACAGCATTATTTGCTAACTTTCCTGTAGTTATATTTAGATCTGTAATCTTTGCAGTCGTAACAGCATTAGCTGAGATAGCTGCACTATCCACTGCGTTATCGGCAAGCTCAGACGCTCCGATTGCATTGGCAGCAATATGACCAGCAGTGATTGTATCAGAAGCAATCTTTGCACCTGTTACAGCAGTATTGGCTATAGCAGCAGTATCCACTGCATTATCTGCCAATTCATTTGCAGTTACAGCATTATCAGCAATTTGAGTTGCAGTTATACTTGCACTTGTAATTTTTGCACCAGGAATATCTCCATTACTTAAATTTAGTTTTGCAAAAGTAACTGTAGTGTCAGATAACTTATCTCCAGTAATACTCCCAGCTAATTTTGCATTAGTAATATTTCCATCTAAAACTTTTACAGTTGTAACTGCATTTGATTGTAGGGCGTTTGCATCAACACTTGCATCAGCTAATTCAGTGCTTGTTATGGCGTTTGCATTTATTTGTGTAGCAGTAATTGCATTGTCCGCTATTTTTGCTGCGGTCACAGCATTATCAGCTAAAGTTGCGGTAACAATTTGACCTGCTGTTAATGGATAGCTAAGTGCTGTAGCTGGTATTGATGCTGCATCTACTAATCCAAAAGCACCTTGTACAAAGTTTTTTGCAGTTATTTTTTTAGTCTCTGTTGCACTTGCATCAGCAACCGCAATCGGATCTGCTGCCTGTAATTGGGCTGAACTCAGTTCTTGTAATTGCGTAATTTGTAGATCAGCCATGTCAAGTCACTTTTAAGTACATCATAAATCTTATTTTAAGGATCTTCAAGTAAAATACCATCTCCATCCTCTTGCAATATCTTATCAGCATTTTCTTGTAACAAGAATGCTGGTGGTACTCCATTATGCAATCTAATCTCACCATTAGTTATAAATTCTATTCTTGCTTCTATCAAACCACTAGCAGGTACATTGATAGCTACATTGGTAACAACGCACATTGATTGATACCAAACACTATTTGTGGATTGACTCGGATCATTATATATATAGAATCTTCCTTCAAAATCCGCACCTTGCTGCATCCGTACCAATAATTGACTTAAATACACAGCAAATTCTGGCTCTACAAAATCTGGTGTATCGTTTTGAAAATTTCTATGCTGCCAAATTGTTTGAATTGTTCCCTGTCCTGATATAAGACCATTTTCATATTGCCTTCTAAATTCTTCTCCTAAATTTGTTACATCAACAGTATCTCTTGTTGTTGTAATCTCAAATTCAGTAACTTTGGCAAGCGGTCTAAACCTAGTGTTTCTGGTGCGTATTAATATATCTTTTGTAGAAGATGGCACGGTTAATGTAAGTGCATCTGATACTTCACCAGCTAGAGCAGCGCCAAAAGTGTTATATAATTTTATCCCACCCATATCATCAATATGGATAAATTTACGAAGGTCAGGAAAAGTATGACTATCTAATAACTCTAAATTACTTCCGTCAACAGTTTCTATTTCAACTTGATCTCCTGTAATTAATGATCCATTAATATTTTCAACAGAAAATCTTTTTTTAGTTGTATTGACATCAGCAGGGTTTAGAGATGTTCCTATTTGAGAATTTAAGGCATCACGTTTTAACTCAATAAAACCTGTCGATCCAAAGTAAATAGCCATTTATAAAGCAAGGCCAGTAGGTGCTCCATTAACTTCAAAACTAATATCTGCTGCTGTTACTTCTCCCACTGAACTTGTGATAGAAAAACTTGTCGGTATTGCTTGAAATTCAATAAATCTGCCAGCAGTAGAACCATCTTTTATTCTTAACTTAAATGTCATAGAACTACTTTCTGCATTAGCACCATCGCCAGAAGCACTTTGAACTTTTATGATGTCACCTATTAATGAACTAAGCTGACCAGCACCACCTCCAGCTACATCTTGATAATAATAAACACTTGCACTACCTGTATAACTTCTAGTGCCATGAATAATAGTTCTATCCGTATCTTCTAATGAAACAGTTTCTAATACTGCTTGGTTGAAAGTAAAAGACCATGATCTGACTTTAGCAACCTTGTTCCCATTCATCAGTAATTCGCCTTCTTTACCAGAATAAAAGCCAGCCATCGTTTTAATTTAATTTTAAGTACATTCTAGTCCCCATCGAGGCAAGCGACAAATTTACATTGAACATTTGATCTGTTTGGTCTGACACTTGTAACGGTAGGAGGACCGTCATATCTATATCTTAACCCTAAAGGTTCAGCAGCAAAGTAGGCAGCAAGATTTCCTAACGAATTATCAGAAGGTAAACGCCCATCTCCACTAATACCTGTTAAACCTGAGTTTTTATTGAAACTCACAAAATTATATTCAGAGTTTACTTGCCTATAATTTTCTAAAATTTCAAATGCTTGTGAGTCTAAAATATTTGTAAAATTTAATGTTAATCTTGCATCTACTTGTTTATCACCATACCTAATGACAGTTTTTGCACCATTTTGTGCGACAAATTCTGTTTGTGGATACCTTCCAGGTGTAAAGCTTCTTGATGAAGGTTTTATGTTAGGAAAATTTACGTCTATTGTCATTATAAAGGCTTAAAATCTGAGTCATTATAATGTATTGTAGCAAGAGTTCCATCAGATAAAAGAGGTGCATGACTTGCTGATACTTCTATTAATCCTTCATCTGTATATGTAATAGATTCAGTTTTATATAACCTATTAGATTCAGTTGTTTGTTTTACTGTAAATACCGATCCATATAGATTAGAAGCTGTGGTTTTACCGTTTACTACATTTAAAACAGCCTCTTTAACTTCTTGTGTTCCTGGTTTCCAGTGATAAATGTTTACATTGCTTAAACTATTATTACCAACACTTTGTACAAAGCCATTAGTAGAAATAACACCATTTTCAAATCTACTGGTATGAGTAGCTTCTGAAATAAATCTTATATAATCACCAGGTTTTAAACCTAATGCAGCTTGTGGTGTAGTTTCAAACTTAATGGCATGGTCTACTTTATTTCTTACCATCAGAGCGTGTTGTAAAAATTCTGTAGCATGATCTTCGTTGGTACAAAAATCAGACATATCAAAGACTTCTATAGGGAATTTTTCTTCTATAAGATTTTCGTCATCACTATCTATAGTTAAAGTTTTTGATAATGTTTCAGAAAATCCATTTGGTATTTCTTTCCTATAATAAACAGTACCAATAAAATTTTGACGCTCTTCAGGGGATAAAAAACTAACTTTAAGATTTCGTGTATTTCCATCTGTAAATAATGCTCTTATTTCTTTTTTAATTACTTTATCTTTATTAATTTTAAAATCTGAACTAAAAGGTACAGAAGGATAGAGTGAGAATTTACCACCAATAATTGTAAAATCTAATAAATTAAATACTGCATTTTGGTATATAAAGTCTCTTATATTTTGTTTGTCAGTAATTACACCATCCCAATAAAAATTATTAGCTTCACAAAATTTAGCTGCAATTATCATTCTTTCTTTATCAACAGATGGAAAACCAATAAGATCAGCAAGCCCAAATTTTTTATCTGTTAATAAAGCATAAACTATTTCGGGAAATAAATTTGTTGGCCCAAATATCAGTCTGTCTCTGGCTATATTTTCAACTTCTATACCTTCTTTGATATATACAGAAAACTGTGAAAAGCTATTCCATTCAATAGAACTGTTTAGACGTAACGCAACGTTAGCAATACCAGCTTGTTCAAATTGATAAGTAGGTTTTTTAGTAGCACTACTTTGCTCGTTCACATATACAATTTGATGTTCTGGTGCGTCTTGATGACTACTACGTTCTGCGTCATATTGATAATAGTCTGCAACTGCATCAAAAGGATTTAAGTTTTTACCTTCAGGCCAAGGTTCTGCATTATCTCCAGACACAAACTCACTAAAATCAGTGACAATATCAATATTATTTAGCCCTGGAAAATTACCCGTAGCTGGAATACTTATAGTATCAGTATCTAAATAACCACTACCGCTTTCATTTATTTGCCATGTCGCACCAGCGTAATCGTTAGTGCCTGGTTTTAAATAAACTTTAATATCTACAGTCAAGCCTGAACCGTTTTCAGAATTTGTTGAAGTCGCAATATCTGTATGAATAACTGGTTCTACATCAGCCTCTTTCATCTCATATTTAATCATTCCATAATAAATTCCTCTTTTTAAAGGTTGTCTATTATTTTTTTCTTCGACAACAAAAGGCCCAACACCATATCTAAACCCATCCTCACGATCTATATATGGCTGTACATAAGGGTCAATTGTAATATTGTTAGGCTTACTTAAAGGATTATTTATTGTTCTATTTGTATTACTGATATACTCATTCCAATAAATACCTGGTACTATACTCTTTTTATTTCCGTATTGCCAGTGACTGTTTGCAACGTTTGGGTTATATCTAATCATTGCAGTCTGTACACTTCGTGTTAGTTCATCCTCTGTAGGTACTCTTCTATCTACTTCTACCCATCTTTTAGTTCTTGGTATAAAACCATCGGTATTGGTAAGCAAATTATTAATTTTTCCTCCATCTGTATCAGTCGGTAAATCACCTAAAAACCACTCTGTATTTGAAACATCGCCACTTCTTAAAGTTTTAAAAGATCCCTTGAAAAATATATCGTATTTTTGTCCTTTAGGTTTTGCTTCGTAACTTAATAATTCCCCAGAAGCACTTAACATTCTGACAGGTCTTTGATCGACAAAATCTCTTTTTACTACATTACCTGGAAATGGTATAAACCTAAATTCAAATTCCTTTCGAGGATTACTATAATGATTAATTCTTATAAAATTATATTGTGGTTGTGGTGAATTACCTTTAATACCAAAGGGAATCGTACCATCTATATAACTCCAATCCTCATCTTCAATACCAGCTTCTCTTGCCTGTAATCTGAAAAAACTATATCTATTAAGATATTTACTCATCCCACCAAGAGATATGCTTCCGTTATCTTCTTGATAGCTTTTTACAACTCCATCTTCATCGTCAGCATTTACTTCATTCGTACCAACAGCACCAGGATGGCTATTTACATTAGGAAAACTTGTTACCTGTTTAAAAACTTTTGACTTCAAACCTATTTCTGTTACATCACACGCTTTACTATTACTAATAGTTCCTACAGCACATTTTTGTATTGTTAATAACTGATAACCTTTATGAGCACCTTTTAACCCTGCTGCACCACCTCGTATGTCAATTTCTCCAGGTTCGTCAACTCTAAAAAAACAATCTTGATAATGTCTTGGAGTCCACATTGGTCTTTCTTTATTAACACAAACAGCTAAAGCTGATCCTATTAAATAAGATTCACCAATTTGAATAGCATCATCTGCTTCTTCTCTTGATGCATCAACAGCAGATTTAACATCCTCTACACCCCAAGGCTCAAATTTGTCAACAATTTGGTATTCTATCTCAGGGTCAAAATCTGCAATCGTATATTGTATATCTTTGTCTTTTTCAACTTTATGGCTAGTGTTATCTTCGCCACTACCATCATATTTTACTATTGCAGCATATCTAGGGAAATCAGTTCTTAATTTGTTCCTTTTTACATCTATATCTTTTTTATTATCATCTTTTAAATTTTTTTGTTTTAAAACTAATTCATAAGGAAGTCTATATCTCATACTATTGGGCATTGGTGAATAAACACCAAACTGCACTTGCGTATTAGGTGATCTTGTTCCGCTTACAATAGTATCTGTTTCTCCTTCACCTTGATCCCAATCAACTGCAATAATATCGTTAAAAGGAGGACCATGAGTGTCACCTGAATTCTGTGGTCGAGTACGTTCTCTATCTAATGTCCCTTCTGTATATTTAAAATTACCAGTTTCTTTATTGACTCCTTCTACTGGCCTTCCACCTTTTATCCTTACATATAAAGCTAATTTTTTATGTAAATAATTTTTAAGTAACAAATCACCTATTGCATAACCTGCAAAGTCAGGTTTAGATGACAAATCACCAAGACCAATCATAAATAAAGCTTTTAACTGTTGCCCCGAACCAAGGCTTAACATTTGTGACCATAAAAGCCTTGTATTAACACGAATACCGCCATAATATAATCTGGAACCTGCTTTAACTTCAGTTTCTTGTTTTGTAAATATTAAAGGTACAATTTCTCCTAGTGTTGCAAGTTCTTGTACTGAATTAAATCCTGTTTGCGGTGCAAATCTTTTTGGACCTGTTACACCAGCAGTTGTAAGACTAGGAGGAGTTTTTGGTGCTCTTGGTTTCGGTGCTAATAAAACAGAAACAACAGAAAGAATAATACCTAAAGCAAATTGTGCTGCTGCGTTACCCGCTTGAACTGCTGCAAAAAATGCACTAACAAAATCATTTACAACATAAGGTATCTCGTCATATTCTTTAGGTCTTTTTCCGTTATATGCTTGTGTTAATTCTACAAAATACCAATACTCATCTTCTGTTATACCTACTGTTTCACATAATTCGACTTCTGCGGGAAGTAACACTCTACGACCTCCAGGCCGTCTAAAGGACTCCATCTCACCTCCGATTCTCCGCAGTTTATCCATCCTTCCTCATAGTAAACAGCAAGACCAAATCCATTATTAGATTTACATAATGCAACTGTACCTATATTAAACTGTTTTGTCTCGTTTCCCCACTTTTCAAGTTCTTCTTTAAATATTCCAAAATCTTTTTTTCTTACTCTTCTGTACCAATCTCTTGTAGGTTCTGGTGAATTTATCCCATAATGCTTTAAAACTGTACGAGCCAAGGATAAACAATCTACTGCATGATGTTTAATAGGATCAGCACCTAATCTATAAGGCAACCCAATAAGTTGATGTGGCTTCATCTATTTTGAATATCACTAGATACAGGTAGTTTACCAACAACATCAGTAGTTAAAACTAAACTTGGTACATTAATACCAACAGAATCTATAGCACTACTTAACAAAATTTCTACTACTTCTGGATCGTAAGATAAAGAAGCAGCAAGCCATGTATCTGTTGTTAAAACATTTGTCACATTATCAATATCATCATTAGCTGCAATACATACATTTACTTCTACAAAATATTTATTAATAACGGCTTCTCTTGCTTTATTCATACTTAATGGATGATTACCCATTATTAAATTAGATTCAATATTATCTCCTGATTTATTTATAGTTGTTCCTTGGTATATAAAAGGTAAATAATGATAATTTTCACCATTAAATAATATTGTATTAGTTGAATCTTTTACATCTCTGTTATGATCTCTTTTAGCATTTTGTAAACGATTTATTGAAATTCTTCTGTTATTACTATCTATTTTAAATAATTCAACAAAAGTAACTAAAGTTGTAAGGCTCATAATCCAAGAGATGAACGTTGACTTCTAGAATTTTTTAACGATCCAATAACTTGTGCTCTACCTGCTACTGCACCACGTTTTGCAGCAGCACCAATAATCTCAGGCACAGCAGATTTTGGAACATACTCATCACCATTAAAGTTTAATGTTGGGCCTGTATATTCAACAACTGTATTACCAGAAGAACCTGCAACTGTACCTGATTCATGGCTGCCACCTGGAATTACCGCACCACCTCTAGCACCTGCTGAATATCTAGCCATTGCACCAGACATCTTAGAAGCTGGTATAACATATTCTGATTCGCCGCCTTCTCCAATCATTCCAAGGGTAGGAGAATTTACAACACCGCCATACTGAAAAGCTTTAAATCCACCTGTTCTATAAAAACCACCTTGGGCGTTAAAACTATTCATCGTGACTTCACCTGGCCGTCCACCTCCGCCACCGCCACCACTAAACATTCCACCAAAAAAACTACTGAAAGCTTGATTTAAAAACAGACTTGCAAGTTGTTTTGCAATACCTGCTAATGCTTGACTTAAAGTTTTTGTGCCTTCAATTAATCCCATAACAGCATTTGTCATGCCAGTTGCCAAAATATTTGTTATTTGCTCTTGTAATGCTAATTGTTCTTTTAAATTATCTCTTTTTTCTATATTATTTTTAATATCCTCTAAAGATAATTTATTTTTCTTTTCTATTTGACTAGCTTGTGCTTGAAATATTTTTAAAGCTTCTTTCTCTTGTAAAGCTTTTTTTGTACCTATTTGTAATGATCTCTGTTGTAATTCTATTTCTTTATCTAAATTCATAACTTCAAGACTTTTACCACCAGATAATATGTCTTGATTTTGAGGTAATAAATTTTTTATATCATTTAAAATCTCCGAAGGTAATCGTCTGCCAGGAATAGGTATTGATTGTCCTAATATACCAAATTCAGAAGTTCCTAACTCCTTTAATAATTTTAATAATTGTTCATTATCAACATCTGGTGATTTATCTTTAATAGCTGATATAGCACTTCCGATAATATTACTTCTTTCTATTCTTGCATTTATAAAATCTAAAATACCAGATTTTTGTAAAAATTTTGCAATAGATGTTTGAAATCTAGTCATTGCAACAGCAAAATTATTAGACAAATCTTGTACACTTTTTCCAAATTCATCTAAAACTTGAACACCTTGCTGACCAACAATATTTGCTAATCTTTGACGTACTACTTCTAATGCTTTTTCTTGACCTAAAACTTGTCTGATAATTTCAATTCTTTTTGCTTCTGCCGTACCAACAAGCCCTAAAGATTTTGTTAGCTGTTGAAAATCAGGGTTTAATTTATTTAAAGATTTTCCAAGTTTTGCAGTTTCTGCAACAATTCCATCTATAGCAGCACCAATAGAAGTTCCAACCAATGACAAAGCAAATCCCATTTGCCTATTTTTCATTAAACCGCCACCAAAACCACCAGCAGCACCTAATGCAGACGCTCCTAATCCTTGTCCAAATAACAAAGGAAATGCACCACCAATTAATGCACTACTTCTTGCTCTGTCAAATCTTTCTTGCCTTTCTCTACCTCTTCTAACTCTAGATCTTCTATTTCTATTCCTTATTTCTGCCTCTACCGCAGTTCCTGACCTAGTAGGATCAGCAGTTCTAGCAAGGTTTTCTTGTGCTTCTGCTAGTTTTCTTGCTTCTGCTGTTGCTCGAGTAAAAACTGTTGCTAAATCTCGAACCGCAACAATTTGTTTGTCAAATACACCTTTACCTTTTATTGCTGTCATATTAAGAAGTTCATTAAAATCTCCTAATTGACTATTTATTGAACTAACAGATTTTCCAAATTTAAGTGATCCATTTAAAAAACCTCTTATTGCATCATTTGCTTTTCTAGAGGCTATACCAGAAGCATCACGAACATCACCTCTACCTCCCATGTTTAAATCTATTCTTTTCTTATTTAATCTATCTGCTATTGCACTTACTTTGTTTAACTGACTTTCAAGAGTTGATAATTGTCTTAAATTTTTTACTGTTAAAGCAACTGTTGCGGTATATTCTGCCATTCTCTTTACCTTTGTTAAAGATTATATTTTTTTTTATTCTACCTACGTTTACGCACTTTTTCTATTTCTTTTTGTTGATCTTCATTTAGTATTTGAAAATAAGCACTCCAACCAATAACTTCTTCTAAAGTCATTTGTCTTACTTGACTAAGACTCATTCCTAATTCTTTAGCTATACCAAACTGCAACATCATTAATTTATCTTTTCGCAGTTCAGCACTTAGTCTTTTGGGTCAATAGGCTCTTCTGTTTCTGTAATTGCTGATAAAATAATTTTTTGTAAATCTGAATCTCTTATTTCATTTTTCAAAACATCTATTTCACCTACATTAAATAAAGGTTCACCATTTTCATCTTTTGCTTTTGTCATTAATAATCTTAATGCAAATTCATTTTCATTATCAGATTTAGATAATTTTTGTGCTCTCTCCTTTTCAGCTAATGTTAAAGGTGTTACCCACATTTCAAATACAGTTCCATCAAATAATGTAACTTTTCTTTTTGTAGCTTCTAAATTAGCAGCTTTACGCAAGCGATCTATTGCTCGCATAGTTTTGGTAGATGCCATAAAAATAATATTATTGTTATCTCATTCTAATCTAGTTATCCAATAAACTCAACTATTTATGTAGTAGCAAAATCAAATGTTGGCTGTACAGCAGGTCTAAATTCTATACTTACTGTCTGTGCATCATCGGGATTAACATTTAATGAAGCAGAAGTTAATGTAGCTTCAAATTCAATAAATCTACTTAATGTGTCACTAACAGAACCACCAGTAAATACCTGATCCATATATAGTTTCATAGATGCACCTACTTGCTGTCTTTGCAATACATCTTGAACCATGCGGTTTACCATTGCTGTATCCTCATTTGTAAAATAAGCAGTAGCCGAACCTGTGCCATCACCAAAACCTGGAATATATTTTCTAAATGGAGTGAATTGTGTTGGAGTACCACCAATAGTAGTTACGTCTATCTCTTCTCTAGATATTTCAAATGTCCATTCTCTGACTTGTGTAACGCTACTGAAATCTGCATAAGCTACCTGAAACTCATTTGGGGCTGCTGCTGTTCCAACATCAGTAATATTTACTGCTGAACCACCAGAAGTTGCTGACACCTGTAATGCTCCTGTTGTGGCTGTATATGCAATCACATAAAAAGTAGAACTGTCATTTAACCCTGCTGGTAATGTACCCGTTCCAGTTCCGCCAGTTTGAGAGTTAATAACACTAAATTTAACAGGATCACCTACTTTAAAATTTAAATAAGTTTCAACAGTAATAGTTTCAGTGCCAATATTTACGCCAGCTGTACCAAAAGTACCTTTAGTACCAGCAGGTTTGTAATATAAAGCTCCAGATGTTCCAGATAAAGCGGTGACAGCCATGATTCTTAAAAAGAATTGTATATCCTATACATTAGCGTGTTTTTTGCAATTTGTTTAGCTTATAACTGTAGCAATATAAGATGTCTCTACTCTTCCCTGGAACAACGGAGGATTTTCTGTAGTAGAAAAATCTGGACCTTCAATAGCACCTATTCTAAAAAACACTCCAGAATTTGTTTTTGCTGTGTCATTTAATGTTTCTAAAACATTAACAGCAGTAGTAACTAATGTTTGATTTCTGGCAGGACCTTTTCCCTTTTCTGAAAAAACACGAATAACAATAGCTCCCTGGGCATTATCAATACTTGAATTTAAGGTAGGCTCATTTGTTATGCCAAATGTTACATTGATTGTTACATATTCTGTTGTACTGCTTATAGGAGCAGCCGTAATATTATCAAAAAATACTGGAACTGAAGGAGATAAGTTTGTAAAAGCTGTAAGAATAGGGTTTTCTACTGCTGCTCTAATGGATTGGTAGTTCATAAAAATGTTTTTTTAGTTTCAGTATTAAAGTTTTTATTAAATGTACTTTGAAAAGGTCCTCCCGTTTTATAAGTAGTAAACCAATCTAGTTTTGCAGTTCTACTTACTAAAGGTTCCCCTCTTAATGTTCTTCCCCTTCTTTCACCTCCAAACTCTTCAAACTTTCTCTTTCCTAAATTGGTTGTAGGTCTTTCTGTGGGTCTTATAAAAAAATCAACTTGTTTATCAATAGCCTGTTTTGCATAAGGAGAAGTATTGTAAATGCTGAATTTTACACTATTTTTCTTTTTTACTACCGAAAATACTTCATTAATGCTTTTTTTAGGTAATTTTAAACGCTTTGGATCGGAGGCTTGACCATTACCTTTAGCTAATACTTGACCCATACCTTTTATTTCCCAGGAGTTAGAAAATTTACCAGACCAACTTGGACCCTGATTTTGCATATCAAAACAACTTTTTTCTAACGATTTTGCTGGTGCATTATAAACTACAGCAGTAGCGTATTTTTTTATATCTTTGCTAAACATCGAGAATCTTCTAGCCATTATTGTACTCTCACCACTAAAGAATGATATACAGGTTGATCTCCTCTGTATGTTCTGACTGATATTATTTTACCCTCTACTGTAGAACCTGCTTGCGTGTATTGAATACGATCTGCTTGAGTAGGATAATAATTTCCTAATTCTTCTGCACCAATTAATACTCTTACATCTGTTTGTTGATATACTCCGTCACTTTCATTTGAATTTATTTCTGAAATTATGCCTTTTACAGAAACACTTGTATCAGATCCTGTTACAGCACCACTTGTAGGATTATATGTGCGAGGTGTTGTTGTTTTTATATAAGTTATATCCTGACCAAATTGTGATAATACTTGTGCAGGTATCGAACCAAAAATGTCATCTATAGCTGCCATGTTATCCCCTCATAACTCTTAACTGATAGCTACCACTACCACCAGAACAATATGCTCCAAGAAAACTCTGTAGAAAAGGATATATGTCAAAAAGATTATTAGGTGTACCCATACCCTGTGAACTTTTATTGTAATTAACTTCAAGATCACCAATCTTTACCTTTTCAGGTGTTCCAACAGTTCCTTTGTTACCAGTAATCGCACCAGTATCATTTGCTAATGCTCTAGCCAGTTCATACTGTGCATATTTAATATTGTTTGGAATGGCTGTACAGGCAAGTTCAACATCATCTACTTCATGGTTATTTCTAGGAAATTTAAGTGCTTGTCCGTTATCACATCTATCTCCATAAAAAACTAAAGTATCTATCTGTCTAGTTGCGTCTATTAATGCCCTAGTTTTTTGATCGTTAGTTTTATTATCCCAAGTTGTCGAATCTGGTACTGTTTCAAAATAACTGTTAGCTTCTGTCAATGTGACATAACTATTAGCTGAAGTTCCTGATAATGTAGCGTCTATAGTTGCTGCCACGATCCAAAAAGTAATTTAGTT